ATTTGGGAAGGAATAATGATCGTGCGTCTCACACTAAGAGCGAAGTTGAGGTAACGCCCATTTCTGATATTGTTGAGGAAGTTACTGGCGTTCCTAGACAACATGGACCACCACACTTCAATTCTAAGAAGATGTGGCAGGCTTCTCTTGTCCACTCGGCTAATACCAGTCCCGGTATTGAGCCTTCCTTAGTGGATAAGGCTGTTGTTGATTACACCGGACATATCCTTGAAACTTTTCAGAACGAGGTGTTCTCCGAAATGGCTTTCGGTGAATTGAAGCCTCTTACTGAAATGGAATCGTTATGTGGTAGAGATGGAGTCAGATTCATTGATGCCATGAAGCGTAATACTTCAAAGGGTTTTCCATTGTCAGGACCTAAGTCTGAGTTGATTACTATGCTCAATCCAGAGGATTATCCTGAACATGCTTGTCCAGCAAAGTGTGACGAAATGATTATGGAAGAATTTCGTGTTATGGAGGAGAAATTGGCCAATGGCGAACGTTGCTATGCCATTTTCAAAGCATGTGTTAAGGACGAACCTACCAAAATTGGTAAGGAGAAAGTTCGTGTTTTTCAGGCCGCTGACTGGGCTTTCCAGTTGTTGGTTAGAAAATACTTCCTGCCTATTGCTAGGATGTTGTCCTTGTTCCCCCTTACTTCTGAATGTGCTGTGGGCGTTAATGCTCAAGGTCCCGAATGGGATCAGTTAGCAAAACACATGAGGAAGTTTGGAGAAGATCGTATTCTTGCTGGAGATTATAGCAAGTACGATTTGCGTATGCCCGCTCAATTGATGTTGGCTGCATTCAAATGTTTTATTACTATTGGAGAGCAGTGTGGACAATATACTGAGCGTGATATCACTATCATGAAGGGTATTGCAACGGAGATTTCTTTTTCGTGCGTATCTTACAATGGAGATGTGATTATTCATTCGGGTTCTAATCCGTCTGGGCAGAACATGACAGTGTATATCAATTGCGTTGTCAATTCCCTTTTACTTCGCTGTGCGTATTACCATTTATATTCCGCTTTGGATGGAAATCCAGAGCCTTTCCGACACAATTGTGCGGTAATGACTTATGGTGATGACGTCAAGGGATCCGTTCGCAAAGGGTGTGAGTGGTTCAACCACATCTCTTATGCTGAATTTCTCAAGGCTCGTGGTATGGTTTTTACTATGCCTGATAAAGAGTCTGAGCCTACTTCTTATATGAATGATGCTGATGCCGATTTTTTAAAGCGTCACAATCGTTTCGATGAGGATACTGGCCTCATTCATGGTGTATTGGATGAGAATTCCATTTGGAAGTCACTTCATTCAGTTTTGCACTCCAAGGCTGTTTCAGCTGAAGATCAAAGTGCTCAGAATATCGATGGAGCGCTTCGAGAATGGTGGCAGTATGGCAGAGAAATGTATGAGATGAGGCGTGAACAGATGCGTACTGTTGCGGTCAAGGCTAAAATTGCACATTTGTGTAATGAGCTTGAGACCACTTATGATCAGCGCATGGAGTTTTTTAAGGAGAAGTACCTTTAAGCTCGCTCTGTCCTGGGATGACATTAAACTCATTCTAACCCCCCGGAGCCATTCGTGGGATGTGTAAGTTTAAAATGGCCCTGTAGTATTGGATACCGTGTTATACGTGTTTTATATGTTATCAATGTGTGCATAGGCTTGCTACATGTCGACACTCCCCTCGTGGAGTACCCGTATTTACGGGAGAATTCTTCACTTAACTAAATGTATTGCAGACAGTGCATTAAGCGATGCACTGATCTTAAGATTTTAAATTGCTTACTACTAATTCTAATAATATAAATATTAATAATGATGCGGAGGGAGACGCCGCTTTTAAAGTCTCAAAAACTGAC